GCACCACATTCCTAAGTAACTACGCCAATAACGGCACGATAATAATTGAAATATCTCCGAAAACCTACTACAAAATACCGCTAAATATAGTGACGAATGACACTCTTGCGAATACAAAAATACAGTGGGCTGCCGGCGGATTGGCCTCGGCGAATGTTTATTACACGACAGGAACAATTTCCTAATGAATTACAGATACGCGACCAAAGATCTATCCATCAATAATGCAGAAGCTTTTGTTAAAGCGCTGAATGCAACTGACGGATCGGCAAACAAAAACTCTGTAATATTATATGCAGTTTTGGGTAATAGTCAGGAATGGGCTGAAGAACCTATTCCAGATTTTGTTGTCGACAATGAGCAGAATCTGCAATACGATCAGCACAGAAAGTTTATCGGTGCCAAGAAAATTGATACTGGAAGTGTTTCGCATGTTGTCCCTAGATATAATTGGGCAGCAGGCACCACTTATTCTATGTACAGAGATACTGACGAGGATATGTACGAGCGCAGATACTATGTCTTGACAGATCAATATAATGTGTATAAGTGTCTGTATAATAATAAAGGCTCCGCTTCGTCGGTGAAACCGACAGGGTTCTCAACACTGCCATTTACTACATCTGATGGTTTCACTTGGAAATATCTATACACCATTTCTCTCGGTGAGGCTGATAAGTTTTTAACATCAGTACATATGCCGGTGAAGAATATAGTGACACCCGACACCTCCCCTGAACAGACGCGCCAACAGGCAGTCCAAAATGCCGCAGTGAACGGAGCTATTGAAATTGTAGAAACCGTAAACCTCGGTTCTGGGTATCATCAAGTTGCTAATGGAGTTGTTGAGGTCGGTGGTAGACTTTCTATTAAAGTTTCTACCGCTGGAGATAACGGCGCTTCCCCGATTCAAGGGTTCTATAATGGATCCAGTGTTTACATTTCTTCCGGAACGGGTGTTGGTCAATTACGTCGGATCACTCAGTGGTCTGGATCGACCAGAACAATGACTGTGAATGCTGCATTCACAACTACACCGAATACTGATTCAAGAATTATAATCTCACCAACTGTGACTATTATTGGCGATGGTTCCAGCGCACAAGCGTATAGTCGTGTTAATGCTTCAACTGGTTCTATTGCTAATGTTGCAGTGATAAATGTCGGTTCTCAGTATACGAGAGCGAAGGTTCTTATTAGCGCAAACGGTATTCATGGCGTCGGGGCCACCGCTAATGCGGTTATTTCTCCTGTTGGCGGACATGGATCAAATCCGGTTCGCGAACTCGCAGCAGATAAGATTATGCTGAACGTCCAATTTAACGGTAGTGAAGGTGTTTCTTCCACCGGCGCTGGTTACATCCCATCAAATACCGCATTCAGGACTCTTAGCATTTTGAAAGATCCAGTTCTAAAGGTTGATGCCAATAACACGCACATTGCGGTTGAGTCCATAGCTAATACATCTAACAGCCCTTCCACGCTGCGAATGACTTCTCGAGCAACATTATCCTATACAAGTATGGACGGCGCCACCCCAATTAATCCTCTGTCGGCTGGGGACACCATCACAAACGAAAGAAATCGTTTAGCTGCTGAGCTTGGGACATTAGAATTTGTGACCACGCTCGGGGCAATCCAACGAAAAAATGAATCCCTGCAAAATGCTGTACAAGGCGCGAATGCTCACATAGTTTATATTCGCGAAGATGAGACTCAAAGTGATTCTTCCTTCTATACAATGTACCTAAATAGTGTACAAAGTTATAGCAATCACGTCGCATTCACTAAGGATGACATTGTCCTCAACAGCAACAGCGAAACGCCTGTTGCTACTATCGAATCGATACAAGGCCCAGAGGCTAATACATTTTCCGGCGAGATACTGTATACTGAGAACATCAGAGCTGTGGATCGAACTCCAGAACAAATAGAAGATATTAAAATCATCCTAGATTTTTAAAGGTATTATAAATGACAATCGAAACGAACCTCAATCAAAGTCCTTTTTTTGACGACTTCAATGAAGACAAGAACTTTCATCGAGTGCTATTCAGACCAGGATATGCTGTACAGGCGAGAGAGTTAACACAGCTTCAAACTATCCTACAGAATCAAGTTTCGCGTCTTGGCTCTACTGTTCTCACAGACGGAACTGTTGTATCCGGTTGTGACTTAGAGCTTCCCAAGTGGCAGTATGTTAAGTTGCGTGATAAAGACGCCAACAATAGAGTCCTGCTCCTTAATGACTTTTATTCTAATGCATTAATCGCCAACAGTACTATTACTGGCGAAACCACAGGTGTCACTGCTAAGTTGCTTGCCGCTTCGGAAGGTTCTGAAGGTAATGCTCCAAACTATCTAAGCGTTTTTGTTTCGTATACAAACTCTGGCGCAAACAACACCACTAAGGCTTTTTCTGATAACGAGACGTTGATATTTCGCAACTCAGCAAATAGCGAATTCATCGTAGCAGCTAACACTATCGTAACTGGATCCACAGGAACTGGCATTGGCGGTTCTTTGGCTGCCGGAGTTGTGTACCACAAAGGTCACTTCGTCAAGGTGCCACAACAGGCTGGTGTTGTTAGCAAATATTCCGTAGATCCGACCGTTCGTGTTGGTCTAGAGACTGAAGAATCCATAATTGACTCGAATCAAGATTCATCGTTATTGGATAATGCTTCTGGCGCGACAAACTTCTCTGCACCTGGAGCTTCAAGACTTAAACTTTCTCCAGTCCTCAAGACCCGAGATGCAACTTCTGCTAATAATATTGGATTCGTGCCGCTTGCTGATATACAGTCTGGTCGAGTCATTCGTGAATATCTCGATCCCTCTCGCGGAAATCTGGCAGACGAACTGGCGACTAGAACTAGAGAAGAATCTGGTGACTATGCCATTCGCCCATTCAAGGTCAATGTCGAAGAGCATTTAAAGACAGAAGTTAATGGTGGCGTGTACTCGGCGGCAGAAAGCGGCGACCTCAATAAATTAGTGATCGAAGTGAATCCTTCGATTGGTTATGTCAGCGGTTATAGAACTGAGCTCAGCGGGTTGTATCGCCAAGACATCGACAAAGCCATAACATATCTTGTCCAGAAAGACGTAGTAGTCGGCCAAGCATTTGGTAACTATGCTATTTGTAATGAAGTTGTCGGTACGTGGGATTTTCAAGGGTTCCGAGATGTCGACATTTATGACACAGCGCAACAAGCAATCACTAATGATTATGTCAATGCTGGAAGTGCATTAGGTGCTAAGGTAGGAACTGCTAAGGTTCGAGGGTTCCAGCACCATGAAGGCACTTCTGGAACACCATCAGGCAAGTTTAGAATATATCTTTTTGACATCAAGATGACCGCAGGAAATGCATTTTCAAATTCTTTGTCGTTGTATGTTGCTAATGTTTCTGGCCCCCATTCTTACGCTGACATTGTCCTCGAGACTGATGGCAAAGCTAGACTACAAGATACAGCATTAAATAAATTGGTGATGCCAATACAAAGTTCAGGCACCAGAAAGCTTGCCGATGCCACTGACAACACCAATACACAATATGTATTCAGAACCGAAAAGACCGTATCGTTCACAACCGCAGGCACAGCTACTGTTTCTGCTAACACTGCGCATACGGGTGGAACTGAAACAAATAATGATACAGGCTCCCCGCTGTCTTCTGTGGATGAGCGGAATATTATAATTGTTGCCCGAAGTGAAGTGTCTACGAATCCTATGACTGGACAAGCTTCGCAATCTGGCAGCACGGTCACCGGATCAGCAGGAGCGACTTTCACTTCTCAATATAATGTTGGCGATTTCATTCAACTAACTGGTGAGACTAAACAGAGAATTACCAATATTGCCGGCGATACGACAATGACTGTTTCAGGTAGCGCGACAGTTTCTGCTACTGGGCACGCTAAAGTATTCCCCATCGGTCACATATTCGACACTCAGGCTAATGGCACAATTACATCAACTGGCTCGGCCCATAGTATTGACCTAGAAACTGCCAATTTGGCTTCTACGTTCGCCGCATCGGTATATTTTGATGTTTTGCGAACCTCAGCGGTTCAGGCCAATAAGACTGTAAATAAAAATAAATTCGTCCATATTGATACAGGAAGCCACACTTCCAGTAATGTTGGCCCTTGGCCGCTTGGTGTTTCTGACGCATTCAGACTTCTTGCTGTTTATTCTGGTGGCAATACTACTGTGTCCACTTCTGATACGAACGTCACATCTGAGTTTTATATCGAGGGCGGTCAGAGAGATTCGATGTATGATACCGCGCGATTGATAAAGCGTTCGACAAGTACACTGAATACAACTGATGCAGGGTTATTGGTAAAATTCGACTATTTTGGCAGAGACCGTTCTGCCGGTATTGGGTTCTTGAGCGTGGATTCATATCCAGTTAATGATGCCAATCCGTTGGCGAATACAACAATCACAACTCAAGAAATTCCAAAATATCTTTCTGCTTCTGGCGAGATAATCGACCTTCGCGACAGTGTTGACTTTAGGCCGATTCGTTCTTCTACTGCGACACCGAGCAGTACTGGGACAGCCGCAGCAGCGCCGACAAACCCTGCTCAGGGTTCGACGTTTGACGTTGATTCCGACGGGTCGTACTTTCCCACTCCAGACCAAAACTTTCAGGCCGATGCTCAATCATATCTACCAAGATTCGATAGAGTGGTTTTGACTTCTACCGGTGTTATTAATGTTGTTTCTGGAACACCAGACCAGTTCCCTCAGGTTCCAACCAAGCCTAAAGACACTATGGTATTGGCTAACGTCTTTGTTCCACCATACCCATCACTTTCTCCGGACGCGGCGCTATACTACTTGCGTCCAGAATCCGAGGTCATGGTCAAT